TCAATTTCGACGGTTGAAAGCGTCCAGCGCCTCGCCCTGAAAATCGGGGTGGTGGTGCGCGTAAAGCTCTGTCGTTCGGCTATCTGAATGGTCCAGCCACCCGCCAATTTGGAACAGTGGGACACCCTTTTGAGCAAGCCATGTCCCGCAGGTATGGCGCAGGGTGTGCGGAGTGACCCCCGCCAGCTTCGCATTCTTGACTGCCGTGCCGAAGCTTCCGCTTTTTCCATCACCGATATCGATGATGCGGCGCCCCTTGTCGTGGATCACATAGCCAATGTCGCTTGACCGGCGGCGGTAGGCCAGACGCAGAAACGTCATCAGGCGGTTTGGGATCGGTTGCCGGCCGCGCCGCTTGCTGGTCTTGGTCTTGAGGTCGCCCTTGTCATCGCGCCCACGAAAGTCGATCAGCCGGTTTTTGAAATCGACCTGTGGCCAGCGGAGGTCAAGGATCGCCTGCTTCCGCTTGCCGGTGTACAGGCCCAGCACAATGAAGAGCGGCAGATAGAGCCTAACATCGCTGCGGCCGGTGCGTGATTCGTTCAGCAACCGGGCAGCTTCAGCCCGCGTCAGCCAGCGGTCTTTGCTGTCTGGCTTTTCCGGTAGCCAGACCGGGACCGGGCGCGTCAGGATGCCCTCGCTGTGCGCGAAGTTGATCGCGGCGCGTAGGGTCGTCAGCTCGCGCCGCACGGTCGCGACAGCCTTGGCCCGCTGTTTCTGATAGCGCTGGCACGTCCCTTTCGTCACGCCATCGACCATCACGCCCAGCCAGAACGGTACCAGCGCTTTCACGGCCTGCTTGATCCGCGTCGGATCGGCGGTCGTGTCGGCATGATGCTCGATGTAATATGCCAGCGCATCGGTCACTAGGAGGCGTCCCGGTTCTGATGGCCCGGAAACGCGCTCACGTTGTCGGTTCGCGATGAACTCGGAGAGGGCTTGCTCTGCCTCCCGCACATCTGCAAAGCCAGTCGAGCGCTTTCGTGGGCGTCCCTGCTCATACCACTGGATATAGAAGCAGCCCCGCGTCTCGATCCATTTGAGATAGGCCCCGCGATTCGGTCTTGGCATTTCGTTTCCTTTGCGCCCTGGATGAAGGCGATCACATCAGCGCGGTCGTATAGGTAGCCCTTGCCCAGCTTGACAGATGGGAGGCCCTGATCGCGCATGGTGCGGACGGTGCGGGGTGACGGCAAGCCGAAGTCTTGGGCGACCTGCTCGGCGGTCATGAGTTGCATGCTCTCCATCTCACCCTTCCCCTTTCAAAGCGGCGTCGATCATGGCGGCCCAAACGGGCGCGGCGCTGACCGTACCATCGACAGCTTCACCGGCCTCGATCATCGCGGGCGTCGGTTCGCGCATCGCCTTGATGGCAGTTTCCGCCTCCACCACCCAGCCATCCCACATGTCATCAATGTCGCGATCTGACGCTGGCGGGAAATTTGCCCGCGCCAACGCCCGCGCCACGCGCTCGATCATCGCCTGGTCAGTCATGGGCGGCGTCCTGCGTGATGGCCCGCGCATTATCCGACAGCACCTTCGCGCCGTTCAGATATATGCGGACACCGTTGAAAATCTGCTTGGCGAGCATGGAGCGCGCGACCGCATCATTCACGCTGATCTTGCCCGTCCGAAGCTGGTCAAGATCGGAAACCAGACCGGCAATGACGCCATGCAGGCCGAGCTGCTCGGAAACCGGAGCGCTTTCGTAATCACGCGCGGGCATAATGTTTGCTCCATTTTTGACGAAGCGCGGCACTATGCAGCGCCTGCGCTATCGCATTGCCCCGAACGACCATTCGGCGGTCCATGAACGATCCACTATCGGGCTTCCCGATGTTTCGGCCGTGTTCGGTTTCGCATCCGGTGCAGATCGGGGGATGCTGCTTGTTTCGGCCATTGTGATAGACATTGAACCGCATGGATATGTTGCGCTCGCAGATGGCGCAGGTGAAGTCTTCCTCACTCATCCCAAGCCTCCGCTCTTGCGCGCAGGGCGGCGGCTACGATGGCGCACGGCTCGTTGTTAGCGAGCGCATGGAAGTCGCGGCCATTCTCCGTCACGATGTCGCAGAAGAATGTACCGAAGAGCCCCATTGCGCTATCACCGGAACGGCGCATGGCGTTGGCGGGAACGAGCCGCGCAGCCGCGTCGAGTGAGGATATGTACGCAGGGCCGGTGTGCTTTTCGCCCCACGGGGTAACAGCACCGCGCACGATATCCCAGATATCGCAGTCCAAGATTTCCAGCGGACGATCCGCCTTCTCCACCCGCTCAGCCAGCGCCAGAAGTGTTGTGCGATCAGTCATAACGAGCGACCTCCCGCATCATCCGCTCACGCCGTCGGGCTTTCCCAGCGTCGGTGACAGTATCATGCGACACAGCGGGCGCTATCATCGCGCGGTGGCTCGGCATACTCGACGGCGCGCGGGTCCAGATGTTGGCGGTCATATTCCTTACCGGGCGGCTTGTTAGGACCGCCCGGCTCCCTGTGAAATGGTTAATCCAGCCCATGAACGTCGCGGTCATCGCGGCGCCGATCACGGGCGGTGTCGTAGGGATCTTCAGGTTCGGCCGTGATGGCGCGATACTCGTCCTCGGCCGCCTCAACCTCGTCCCAGTCCTCGCAGTCACCATCGCAAAGAGGCTGGCCGCAATTGAAGCAGGTTTCCGAATGGCAATCAGGCTCGTCGCAATGATCGCAGCCGCAGCCGCTAAATTGGTCAGAGCCGCAGCAGAGGAAGCCGCATGCGTTACACATGGTCGGCCGCCTTCACGCGCGGGATCAGCCGCCCGGTAGCCGGGTCACGCAACTGGCCGTGCTTCTGCCAGTTCGCCAACTCCCCCAACAGCCGTGCATTCTCCCGCTGCAACCGCCCGATCGTCTCGGCGGTGGCAACGGCTTTCCTGTCGCGAACGTCAATCGACGCCTGCAAGGTGGATACAGCCGTGTCGTGGGTGCTTTTGAATACGAACAACTTCATGTTTCGTCTCCCTGTCAGGTAGCGACTAGAACGGCACTTCATCGTCAAGATCATCGCGGAAGCTGCCGCTGGTCTGGCCGCTGGAAGGACCGCGGCGACCGCCGCCGAAATCGTCATATTGGCCGTTGGAACCGCCGCCCCAGTTGTCGGCCTGGCGCTGGTTGCAGCCCTCCGACTTCGCGCCGTCCAGCATGGTTAGGACGCTGCCCAACCCCTGCAAAACAACCTCGGTGGAGTACCGGTCATTGCCGCTCTGGTCCTGCCATTTACGCGTGCGCAACTGGCCTTCGACATAGACCTTGCTGCCCTTGCGCAGGAAGCGTTCCGCGACGCCGACCAGCCCTTCGGAAAAGATGGCAACGGTGTGCCATTCTGTGCGCTCCTTGCGCTCCCCGGTGCTGCGATCCTTCCAGCTTTCGGACGTGGCGATGCGCAGATTGCAGACCTTGCCGCCGTTCTGGAAGCTCTTGATCTCCGGGTCAGCGCCAAGGTTGCCCACCAGAATGACTTTGTTGACGGAGCCGGCCATTATTCACCGCTCCAATCTTCAGAGCCGGTAAACCCCTCGCCCATTTCGCTTTCCGGCTTGCCTTCGGTCGGGGTCAACATTTCCCGGCGAACGGCATAGGCGTTCATCACCTTCTCATGCAGGTCGGGCCGATTAACCTCCAGACGGGCGACGAACTTGGCGCCCTTCTCGATATGCGTATTCAGCGCGTCGGGACTGTCGATCTGGCCAAGATGCGCCATATGCTCGTTGGCCCAATTCGCGGCTGCTGCGGGGTCGGGCTGGCGTTGCTGCTGCTGGACTAGAGGCAGAATCTTGACGCCAGCCTTCTTGCCCTTCGACTTCATGACGACCACCATCGTTTCCTTTTCGATGTGGCTCATGTGGCTGATGCGAATGCCGCCGGTTTCGAGGCCGCCGAACGTCACCTTGTCGTCGCGATAGATCGTCATCGACTTGCCGACATATTCGTTGGCATAGCGGCCCCATACCCCCATCAGGACGCGGCGGATCGTCTTGCACGGCTTGAACGGCTTGCCGTTGTCGCCCTGGTAGAAGATTGACACAGGCTGATCGCCGTCGTTACCGGTTACGCGGGTGATGGTGATGGTGCGCGGCGCACCGATCAGGTCGTCCGCATTGAGCTGATCCGACTTCGCCTCCACGAAGCGGGACATATCGATCATGTCGTTCACAGAACTATCTCCATAGATTCCCGCCGCTCGGTCGGAGTGAGGCTGTACCGCGACACGGTAGCCTCATAGATCGCCAGCTTTTCAGCCAGCTTCCGCTCAAATTCCCCGGCAGCGTTGATGATGGCGTCCTGAATCTGATGGTCAGGATGGACGCGGATGAAAGCGGTCGGCAGGCCGCCGCTGTAGCTGATGAAGTCGATCCATTGGCGTTTGGACACGGCCATGCCGGTCTGATGCTGGATCAGATAATCGGCCGGGATCGTCTCGCACTGCGCGATTCCCATATTCTCGATGATGGTCTGCACCTGATACTTGGCCCGGCGGCTTTTCGCCTCGATCGCGCCGTCATCGCCCACAAGGCCATCCGGGCTGTAACCCAGCGTGAAACCCCATTCATCGTTGGTGATGAAGCCGCATTCCGTGACCGGCGCGAACTTCTCTTCATACTCGGCGCGAGCGTAAATCTCGTCTTCCTGACCGCGCAGCATGTCGTCGCTGATATATTTCGGCTCGACATATTTGGTGATGCGCTGGGCCAGCAATTCGTAGAGGTGCGCCCGCTCCTTGTCGTTGCTGGCGACCTTGAGCGTCGGCGTGATGATCAGCTTCATTTCTGAGGCTGTGAGCAGGCCGCAGCGGGCTTGTAGCCATTCGTCGGCGCCTTGCTCCAGCTTGAAATAGTGGGTGATTCCGCTCGACTTTGCGCCGGAAGGTTTGGCGGTTTTTGGCTCAGGCTTGGCCACTTCCGCGCGTTCCCGGTCAAACGCATCGTAAATGTCGTCCTGCTTCGGCTCGACATAATCGATGGCAAAGGGGTTGTCCGTCATGGTCAGAACCTCAGCGAAACGTTGGGGACATCGCCGGACTTGATCAGGATAACGATCTTGCGGGCGGTTTCTTCATCGGCGCCGCAGGTCATGATCGCCTCCTTCGCGGCCTTCATGACGGCGGTGCGGTGCGCCTGATCAGTGTCACGCGCGGCCTGTTCGGCGGCGATTCGGTCGGCTTCCGCTTGCCGGTCAGCCTCAGCCTTCGCGATACGATCACGCTCGGCCTGCGCCTCGGCAAGCTGTGCGGCATGTTCGCGGTCGCGGCGCTCCTGCTCGGCGCGGGCGGCCTGCTCGGCTTCACGCTGCGCCCGTTCGGCGGCTTCGACCTTGGCGCGATCGATGCGCTCAGCCTCTGCCTTTTCAGCGGCAACACGGCGTTCCTGTTCAGCCCGCGCGCGCTCCGCAGCTTCTTGAGCGGCACGTTCGGTAGCGGCCTTTTCAGCCTCGATCCGCGCCGCTTCCTGACGTTCCGCTTCGGCTTTCTCGGCGGCGATGCGATCAGCTTCGGCGCGGGCGGCGGCTTCGGCCCGCAGCTTTTCCAGTTCGGCGCGCTCAGCCTCTTCCTTTTTCAGGCGGGCCATGGCGGTTTGCAGGGTAGCAATCGTGGCGCTCTTGGCTTGCTCAGCGTCATGCGCCAGCGCTCCAAAATCTCCACCGATCTCGATAGCCCAAATCTTCATGCCGCGAAGCCGAACGGATTCCGCAGTATCGTCCAACGTGACGATCGCTGCGCCATGGATGTCGCTGATGATCTCGTTGCAGCGGTCGATCCGCGCCTTTTCAGCCTCTTCCCACTCGGTCAGCGGCTTCCGCGCACTGACAGCCAGATCGTCAAGGCGCGCCTCGATCCCCTTCCACGCGCCATTGACCAGCGCCGTATTGTCGCGCCATTCCTGCGTCAGGCGCTTGCGGTCGCGATCGATACTGGCCTTTTCGGTGCGCACCTTCGCAGCGGCAGACGCAATTGCATCGCGGCCCTTCTTGGTGGTCAGATCGACCGGAACAGCGTCGATGTCCGCCCGTAGCTTGGCATAGAAGGCATCGAACTTGTCCTGATCGAACAGAACGACGGCGGCGGCTGCGTTGCTGGCAGCGGCGGGAACAAGATCGGTGGTCGGCGCACTAGCCATTTTCAAAACCCTTTGGGATTAGGGCAGGCAAGCAGAAGCCCGCCGCCGATGAGGATGATTGCGGCAATGATCGCCAGCATTTCGGGGAGTGTGAGGAGGCGGGGGTGGCTCATGACTGGCCTGCCTTGGCGCGAAGATCGGCCTCAGCCTCGTCTTGCGTCCGACCAAAGCCAGCATCGCTTTCTTGCAGGTTCACGAAGCTCGGCATGAAGGCGCACCACGTATCGCCATCGCGGACGAACCGAATGTCGTCCGGCCCCGGCCCGCCATGAGCCTTGCAGCACAAGCCCGGCGCAAATGGCGGCCGAAGATGGGCCAGATGCGATGGATAGTATCCGTTCCGATCACGAAGCGGCCATACCGGGTCGGCGTACCTGCCAGACTGGCCACGCGAAGGCTCGCGCTCTGAATATTGCTCGCCCCATGCAGGCTGATCGCAGAAACCAGCGGGTCCGTAGCCGCCGAACATCGGAACGCTGCATTTACCTTCGACGCCGCAGGCCGCATGGTGATGATCGTGCATCCTGCTCACGCCGCAGCCCTCCCCGCCCGACGAGCCTCGAAAGCCGCCTGCTTTTCATCAAAGCGCGGTTCGATCTTGGCAGCAGCTTCCGCCGCAAGACGGGCGTTCAGCGGGTTCAGATGCGGATAGGCGCGCGGGTCATAGGGGTGATATTGACGCTCTCCCGCGCGCTGTTGCGCCTGCATCCGGCGATAGGCCTGCTCGAACGTGATGCCCAAGCGTTGGGCCAGTTCTTCGCATTTTGGGCCACTGATCGGAGCGCTCATGACTGCGCACCCGTGGCTTTGCGGATCAACTCCTCATGGCGGCTGCACATGTCGCAGAGCGGATCAAAGCACTCTCCGACCTGCTCTTTCAGCGCGGCCAGCAACTCCGGCGCGGCCATAAACAAATTGCGATCCGCCACCATCTGCTTATTATTGCCGTTGGTGACAATCATCTGGGCCACCGTCGCCGAGCCGCGCATGATCTGTCCGCGTTCGTTTAACGTTAGCCGCTTCAAATCGGTGGTCATAAGAACCTCCAAGAAACTGAACTCATCCTCGCGGGCGCTCTGACCGCCCGTCTGGGGAGGTCAGGCTGCTTTCTCCGCTTCCAGTTCAGCCATGCGCTTCATGTCTTCGAGCGCGGCGGTGTCGCTGGCGTAAAAGCTGGGGAATTTGTCGATCGCGGGATCACTGGCGAGGTAGATCAGGCTGGCAGCGGCTGCGGTACCGATGCGGTTTTCCAGCGCCTTACCTTCTTCGCCGGCCAGCACGACAACCCAGCCAGCGCGGCAATGCGTCGTCCCGCAATAGCCGTTCTTGTGCCAAGTCCCCATGTCCAGCGCACCTTCGGCGCTGGCCGCCGCGTAGACCTTCTGGTGGATATTCTCGATTTTTGGAGCACCGCTCAGGTCAGCACCGCGCAGGACAGCACCGCTCAGGTCAGCACCGCGCAGGTCAGCATCGCTCAGGACAGCATCGCTCAGGTCAGCACCGCTCAGGTCAGCACCGCGCAGGACAGCACCGCGCAGGACAGCACAGCTCAGGTCAGCATCGCTCAGGTCAGCACCGCTCAGGTCAGCACCGCTCAGGACAGCACCGCGCAGGACAGCACAGCTCAGGACAGCATCGCTCAGGACAGCATCGCTCAGGTCAGCACCGCTCAGGACAGCATCGCGCAGGACAGCATCGCGCAGGTCAGCATCGCGCAGGTCAGCATCGCGCAGGTCAGCATCGTTGTTGCGTGCCCACTGGACCGCCAGCCCGATCTTGACGCCAATCGTCGCATCCGGCGCGCAGGTGATTTCCGCCGTGAACTTGATCCGATCCGACCAGCGGCTGCGGATATCGAATTTCTCAGTGGTAGCGGCTTCCGCCATTTCCGTCCTCCATCATAGGGAGCGATGTGCTGCCCTGATGGAGTGATACTTACATTAGGCGTAAGTTACCTGTCAACGAGAAATTACATGTGGCGTAAGTTTGTTACGCCGGGCGCGAATCGCACCTCGCCCGCAGCGAAGCTACGTGCTATGAGGGGATGTAGGAAAGGTGGATTATGGATAAAGCAGACAACGCCATAATGCTGTGCCAGATATTGGCTATGGCGGTTGGCGCCTACGGATTTGCTGGCGGTTGGATGATTGCCGCCACCCGCGTCAAAGTGCGCGCGCTAGAGGATAAGGTCAGCCGAATGGAAAGGTCGGAAGCTGAATCGACCATCACTGAGAACGTTTGAGTTTCACCGCCCCGGATGAGCCACTCAACCGTTGCGGGGCTATCTCGCCAATGTCGGTTATAGGCGATAATCGATCCGCCATCATCGAACACCAAATCAGGCTCATCAACGCAAACTTTGCCACCCGCAGAAACTGACGACACGATTATGTCCTCGCTTGTCCGCGCCTGGATCGTGATTTTGCAATCAAACCCGCCATCCCAAAACTCGTACTGACGCCGGATATTTGGGAATGCGTTTTGACGCTCCCTTCGAACTCCGAGCCAAAAGCCTGCGGGACCAGCGGCCAGCCCCCATATACCAGTAACAATCGTCAAGCCTGTTAAAAAATCAGGCATTAGCGCCTCGAGCAAACCAAATGCGGCATGTGGCCCGCTTCATCGACACGATGGCGCACGAAGTCGATGTGGAGATGCAGCGGCTCGCCATGCCGCTCGATCTGCAACAGCTCACCTGCGCGTGGCGGAAAACTAAAATCGCGGACGCCAAGGATTTCCTCTTGGCCCGCGATCGTGAGGACGATGACGAGTTTGACGGTCAATTGCCGCCGCCCGCCCGCATACCTTCAATATAGGCGCGGACCCTCTCCTTCTCACGCTCATCTAGGAGCCTGACCATATCGATAACCTCACCTTCCTTAGTGGGGTTGCGGCCGATCAACTCCCATGGCTCGCAGCTGTAGATGTCCGCCAAAGCCAGCAGAACCCGCTCGCTATATGGCTGACTTCCATTCTCCAGACGCGACAGGCTGGCGCCCGTGGTCGGCAGCTTGTCGTCTGCGTGGATTTCAAGGCGCGCGACAACCTGAGCCTGCGTTAGGCCGGCGTGTTTGCGCCACTCCTTAAGGTAGATGCGCTTGTCACTCATAAAAAGTGGTATGCGGCATCCGGCGTAAGATCGTAATGCCGCCGGGCGTAAATCCGCATTGACGGATGACTTACATGGGGTGTAAGTATGCCTCATGACGCTAGACGACTTCCTCAAGAGCGGCGCTATGACGCCCGCTGCACTCGCGAGAAAGACCGGCCTTAGCGCCGCTTCTATCACGCGCATCCTCTTTGGCGAGCAAAACGCTTCTCACGACGCGATCAAGGCGATCGTGAAAGCCACGCGCGGCAAGGTGACGGCGCACGATCTGATTTTCGGGTTGCCCCGCGATCCAAGCGAAAAGCGGAGGATCGCAGCATGAGCGCCTATCCCAACTTGAAGCGAGCCGGAATCTGGCTTGGGTCGCAGTTCATCCCTGCGATCATCCTGTTCGCTGCCGGATACACGATGGGTTTCGATCGCGGTCAAGATGCTGGCCGCCTCGAAATGAAGTGCGCGATCTTGGCGGCTGCTGAGCGGATTTCTGGCGCTACAGCGCCCGGCACAATTACGCTGGGCTGCGAAAAGCGCCCCACCCACCCCAAGGCGTCGGCAGCATGAGCGGCCTCCCGTATGCGGACCTGACCGCAATGCACATGTGGGCCAGCCTTATCATGGCGCGGGAACCGGATTTCGTCATCGGTGACGACTATATCCGGCGCTGGTGGGTCATTCCGCGCAACAAATCCTGCAACGTCTATCTGCACGAAATCCTGCATTCCGACGACGACCGGGCAATGCATGATCATCCGTGGGCGAATACCAGCCTCCTGATCGCTGGCAGCTATATCGAGCATACGCCGGAAGGAGTGTTCACCCGCGTTGCTGGCGATGTGATCGAGCGCGCGGCGAATGCGCTGCATCGGCTGGAGGTTATCCCCGGTCAACGCGCGATCTCGCTATTCATGACCGGCCCTATCGTTCGTGAATGGGGGTTCGCCTGCCCGAATGGCTGGGTCCATTGGCGCGATTTCGTGGACTCCCGCGACGCTGGCCAGATTGGTCGTGGTTGCGGAGAATATGCATGATCCGCACTATCCACTCCCTCACCACCGAGCAGCGCCGCATCATCCGCGAGCGCGCCCTTGGCTGGGAAAGCGCGTCGCCCGGTCTGCTGGCCCGCGTGTTCCGCGTTTCGGTCCAAGCCATCAACGCGATCATTGCGGAAGGTCTGTGCAAGTCCTGCAAGCGCCGTCTGGACGTTTGCGATTGCCCTGATCTGGTCGCCCCCGGTGTCGCCCCCTCCCCATATCAGGAGAACTGAGTGATGAAGCGCGACCCCTCCCCTTTGCGTGTCGTTGCGGTTGACGTTGCCCGCGCTCAGATGGCCCCGGAGCGCATCCGTTGCGCGCGGTGCGAAACGGTGAACTGCGACAAGCACCAACCCGCATCGCTCTCCTCCGGCCGCGTCGGCGGCTGGCAGCGGTTTGCGGTGGCGTAGGCGGTCAAGGACATGCCCAGCAGCCTCCCCGATCGTCACGCATGCGCGATCCGCGTCGGAAGCCATCGCTTCCCGTTCGTCGCGCAATTCATATCCGTGGGCCTGTCGGGTCGCACCGCCACGGACAGCGCCAGCCGGGGCGTTCGCCCCTCTCTCGCTTCGGCTGGCGCTGATTTCGATCACTCCTTTCATGCCACGGCTTCTGACACATCGGAGCAACACGATAATGGCTGACTACGACAAGATCGTGCGTGACCGGCAGGCGTTGATCCGCCGCCAGCTCGACGCGCGCCGCATTTCGATTAAGCAGGTTCAGTTCGACGGAAAGTGGGACAACCCTTCCACGATCCTGTCCTATTTCCCGGCGGACGAGGCGCGCCAGCCTGCCACCATGTCGGTGGCCGCGCTGTTCCGGCTGCTGGAGAATGAGGCGCTTCCGGTCGACCTGTTGTCGATGCTGCTGCCTGCCGGGTTCCAGATCGTCCATGCGCCCGATGAGGTCGATCACGACGAACTGGAGACGGCCTGTCGCGAATACCTCGCCGCCAAGGGCAAGGCGCACCATCCCGAATCCCCCGGTGGCCGAGAAATCAGCGCCTGCGAAGATGCGATGCTCGACGGGCTGGCCGCTCGGCTGAAGGCGGTGGCGTGATGGCAAAGGTCCAGCACTTCGTCAGCATCAGCGGCGGCAAGGATAGCACGGCGGTTGCCTGTCTCGCGGTGGAACGCATGCAGCGGCGGCCAGACTTCCGGCCGCGCTTTCTTTTCGCAGACACCGGCAACGAGCATGACGTGACGCTGGAACAGGTTGCCTATCTGGCGCGCGCACTTGGTATCGAGATCGAGACAGTGAAAGCGGACTTTTCCAACCGCTTCGCTGCGCGGCGGGAGGCCATGGCGCGCGACTGGCCGAAAGAGCTGCGGCGCAAGCAGCACACCACCCAGTGCCGAGAACATCAGGCCAATGACCTGAGTTATGCAGAAAAGGCTGCATACAGGGAGGAGTGTGATTGTCCTATCAAGGTCAGTCCACCAGTCCCGGATCATCTGATCCGACGTGCCATTTCCTTCATGGTCCCTACCGGCAATCCATTTTTGGATATGGCGAAGCTGCACGGTCGGTTCCCCGGATCGAAGACGAGATTCTGCACGCAAGAGCTCAAACTTGACCCGATGGAGTTCATCAAAAGCCCCATACGGATGGCTGGAACACCTGTCGTTGAGTGGGTGGGCGAACGGGCCGAGGAAAGTCAGGCTCGCGCCAAGAAGCCAATGATCGAAACAGTGCGCTGTTCGTGGCGCGCGCCGGCCGTGATTTACCGGCCGATCCATAAGTGGAAGGCGGCGCAGGTTTTTGAGATCGCGAAGCGCCACGGCCTCAAGCCTAACCCCCTTTACCTGTTGGGCATGTCTCGCGTCGGTTGCTTCTGCATCATGGCGCAGAAGGAGGAAGTTCGGCTGACCGCAATGCACTTCCCGGAAGTGATCGAGCGGATCGCGGAATGGGAAGTCGATTGCGGGAACGTCGCGCGCCACGCCAACACGGCCGTAGCGCGTGGCGAGCGGGACGAATTTATCTCGTCCTTCTTGCCGACCGATAAGCTGCCGCCAGATGAAAACGGCAAGGTGCGGGCTCGGATCGATCGGGCGGTGGAATGGTCGAAAACGTCGCGCGGAGGTCGGAATTACGACCTGCTGAACACCCTCGATGAGATCGAACAACTGTCTGACGGGCCGAAATGCTCCAGCAAATATGGGCTGTGCGAATGAACACCGCCACCGCCCTAGAGCGCGCAACCGCGAACTATCACCGCGCCCGCGCAGACTTCGACCTGCTCGACGGCATCAGCAAGACCCGCGCACTGAGTGAGCTGGAGAGTAAGCGCCTCCAGAGCGCCATTGTGCGGTTGGAGATGTGGGGGCGTCACGATGACAATTGAGCCCGACGATATTCACCCCGAACGGGCGCGGCTCGAAACGCTGATAGCGATCAAGACCAAGCAGGTTGCGCGGGCCGCTGAAAAGAAGCGCGCTGCTGAGCGTGAACTTGACGAAATGCTGGACGGGCTGACCGACGCGCAGGCTGAGCATGACGCTTGGGTGAAGGCTAATCCCGATCAGCAGCGGTCCATTTTTGAGGTGTTGGCGGCGTGAAGATCGAACTGCCTTGGCCTCCGAAACAGTTGACGCCGAACTTCAAGCGGCGTCACCACTGGTCGAAATATGTCAACGAGACGCGGTATTACCGCAAAACGTGTTGGGCGATCGCGCTCGGACATCTGCACGCAGTTGGCATGGACAGCCTGCCGCTGGTCATCACGTTCCATCCCCCTGATCGCCGCCGCCGTGACGATGACGGATGCATAGGAGCGTTCAAGGCCGGGCGTGACGGACTGGCTGACGCCTTCCTGTGTGACGACAACATTTTCCGCCCGACCTATCGCTTTGGCGAGCCTGTCAAGGGCGGGCGCGTTGTTGTGGAGGTGGTGGCCGCGTGAGCAGTCCTCTCATCATCGAACGCGCCGCAGAGATCAGCGGCTATCCGGTTTCGGTCCTTCGCGGCCCAGCACGTGACCGGTCCATCTGCATGGTGCGGTGGGCTGTTATGGCGATCCTTCGGGCGCGCGGCCTTTCTCTCGCGACCATCGGGCGGCTGCTGAACCGCCATCACACCAGCATAATCAGCGGTCTGGAGCGCGCCGATCGGCTGCGCTGGGATCCTTCGTTCGCCATTCTTGTGGAGGCGCTGGCGTGACAATTTCCGCCGCAATGCTCGACGCCATGGTTGCGTCAGGCTGCACCGCCGAACAGATGGCGGCCATCATCAAGGCGTCCTTGGCCGAAGATGAGTTGCGGGCTGCGCGTCAGATTCCGTCGCCACAGTTGCGCGCCATGGCGTTTGAGCGCGACGGTGAGTGCTGCGGTTATTGCGGAGCGACCGAGGGGCCGTTTGAGGTCGATCATATTGTCCCCGTCGCCAAAGGTGGTGAGAATATCCTGTCGAACGTCAAGGTGGCGTGCCGCCCCTGCAACCGCGCGAAGCGTGACCGCATGGGAGAGCAGTGGGACGATCTTCTTGAGCGCCGGGAAAAGGACAAGCTGCGCAAACGCGAAGAACGCGCAAAGTCCAAACCTGTCCGCAATGTCCGTGGACAATCTGGACAGTCCAAGGACATTGCGGACACCCCTGGGGCGGGG